AGCACTTCTACGAGGATCACCAAGAGCGCGATCAGGTTCGTACTAAGGCTCGTCCGGGCAAGCACGAGGACTGATAGACCATGCAGGTCATCTACAGCACCACATCGTCGGCGGCTAATAACCTCTATACGATGATTCAGAACTATTGCGAGACGACAGAATCTACCTTCGTCACCAATATTCCGAACTTCGTACAGTTGGCAGAAGAACGGATCTACAACACCGTTCAGTTGCCCGTTACCCGACAGAATGTGACGGGTACGATGACCTTGAGCAATCAGTACCTTCAGTTACCGTCTACGGTCGGTGGCGTGCCGGTATCGTGGCTGTCGATCTTCTCGGTCGCGGTCATCAATCCGAACAACATCGTTGGCAATACGAGCCAAGCGTTCTTGCTCAACAAGGACGTTAACTTTGTACGCCAGTCGTATCCGGATCCCACGATCACTGGCACGCCGCAGCACTACGCGATATTCGACTCTCAGACGTTACTTCTTGGCCCTACCCCGGATCAGAACTACGCGGTTGAGATGCATTACCAAGGCTACCCTGCGTCCATTGTGACGGCTACGAATACGTGGTTGGGCAATAACTTTGGTGAAGTTCTGTTGTACGGCGCGGTTCGTGAAGGATATGTCTACCTCAAAGGCGAGACGGATATTGCTCAACGATACGAGCAGATGTACCAAGAAGGTTTGGCTCTGCTTAAACAATTGGGTGATGGTAAAGATCGTCGGGACGCTTACCGTTCTGGTCAGGTCAGGGACGCAGTTAAATGACCGGTATCACGCAATGTATGACCACCTCGTTCAAGGTGGATTGTCTGGGCATCGTGACCAACGCCAAGATCGCGTTGTACTTAGTTGCCAATGGCGCGTCGTTAGATGCGACCACGACAGCGTACACCGCAACGGGCGAGACTACGGGTACCGGCTACTCTGCTGGTGGACTCGCGTTGACCATAGGCACAGCGCCGACATCTAGCGGTACGACGGCTTATTTGGGCTTCAATAACGTCTCATGGCCCGGAGCGTCGTTCAGCGCGGACGGCGCACTCATTTATAACTCGGTGACGGGGCACTCCATCGCCGTGTTGAACTTCGGCGGTACCAAGACCGTTACGTCGGGTACGTTCACAGTACAGTTCCCCGCTGCCGCACCGGGGACTGCAATCGTTCAAATATCCTAGGGGTAGGCTATGAGCAGTAAGCGTTCTAAAGAGGGTTATCTGATCATCGACCATCGGGCAACAGAACCTGTTCCTGATGAAATCATGGTAAAAGACGGACTTCCTCCCGGTTCCGGTCGTGGAGTGTTTGAGTCTGCAACGTATACGTGTTCGCATTGCCAATATGTAGTAGTGCTAAACCCTAACCGTACTCGGGAACGCGAGTACTGCCGTGGTTGCGACAGTTATATTTGTGACGGTTGCGGACTACTTAAAAAGAATGGCGCTCCGTGCAAAACGTACGCGCAAGTTATAGACGAGGCTCATGAGGCCGCGTTGAGATTAACAAATTCTGGTTTGATTATTTCTTAAGGAGATTTGCAATGGCTAAGTATTCAGCCCAATACTCTTCGGTTCCTTTTGCAGTTACGGCCCTTGGTTCGAGTATCAGCACGACTGGTACTAATGCGTTTATGGCGTTGATCGGCGGTGTTGCTACCGGCGGCCTCAAGGTCAGCGAGATCTACATGGGTGGTGAAGCCGCTTCATCCTCGCAGGTGGCTTCGATGGCGTTTAGTCGCGCGACCACGCTTGCTGCGACTCTGACCGCAGGTTTCGCGACCATCATCTTAACGGATATTTTTGCGTCCCCGCCCGCGACCGCTCCTTCGGTGGGCACTCAGTGGACTACGACGACGGCTCCTGTCGCTAGCGCTAACGCACTGCTCCACTTGTCGTTCAACGCGTACGGCGGCATCGTGCGTTGGGTGGCATCGCCTGATCAAATGATTACGGCGTTCGGTACGGCGGCGTATACCAACGGTACGCAGGGTACGGGTGGTGAACTTATTTTGACGCAGATTGCGGGTACGGCTTCGACGATCTCGGGTCATATTCTGTTCGAAACCCTGTAAGAGGAGAACGCCGTGGCAGCAAACGGGTTAATGTACACGGCGTCGTTCAACGCCACGTCTGGTTTTGCGGGCGGTACAGTACAGGATCTTTGGCAGATCACTGCTTCTGCCACGGCATCCATCCTCATCCATTCGTGGCGCGTCACGATGCTCCCGGTGATTACATCGGGCGTGGCGCAGGACTTGCGGTTCAATCTTCAAATCCTTACGCGTTCTGGTACGGCGGGTACCGGCGGTACAGCGGTTACTCCTGTTCCGGTAAACAAACGCAATACGGTAACGGCTACTTCAGTATGGACTCGTAACGTAACTGCTGTAGCTACTGCGGGTAGCATTATCTCCAACGACTACGTATCAGTCGTTGTACCGTACGAACGTGTCTATACGCCGGATCAGCGTATCGTGCTTCCGGCTGCGGCGTCGGGATCGTTCCTTTCGTTGTATATGCCTACACCTCCGGGCGCTACAGTTGTTGGTTGGTCAACTGAAGTCTATTTCGAAGAGATCTGAGGGTATGTCATGGGCGCGGCAAATGGTTCGATGTATGTCGCGTCCTTTGGGCCTAACGTCATTCAGGCTGTTGCTCAAGACCTGATACAAATCTATCCATCGACAAATGACGCGCAAACCACTGTCATTCATTCGTGGAAGTTGACCGTAGTTCCGTTAGATAAGTCGGGCGTAGCTCAAGATGACCGCATGACTTTGCAAGTCGTGCGGCGCAGCACCCTGTCAACAACGGGCGGTGCAGTTGGGTTTTTGGGAACGCAATTTATTACACCCACTCCGTTGCAGCCTAAATCGGGCACGGCGGTGACTAACGTAGAAACTAACTTAAACGTACTGGGTACGTTAGGTTCAGTGATTGAGTCTGACACTGTGTCGGTGATGTATCCGTGGTCGCGTACGTACCGCGAAGATCAACGTATACCTATCGTAGCGGATGATGGTGTGACTTATCCGTCTCTGCCCGTTTGCTTATATTTGGCTACGCCACCCAGTACGTGGTATTTGATGAGCGGCGAAGTTGTCTTTGAAGAATTGAGCACGTAACGATGGCAGCCGTTACGTTTGTCCGATCTACCGCAGGATCGACAACCACTTCAGCAACTTTAACGCTTACCGTTACAGCGCCTACAGTCGGTGATTACCTTGTTGTCTCGGTGTTCGGCACGACATCGAACTCAACGGGGCCGCTCAACGCGGACCTTTCTACCGCAACGGTTACCGATAACGCGACGGGTGGAACAAACACCTACACGCGACAAACGGCGCTGTATAACAACACCGTTGATTCGGTCAGCAACTTTGACTCGGCGGGTATCGCGGTCTTTCTGGCCCCGGTATCGCGTACCAACGCAGGTACGTTCACCGTCACGATCACAACGTCCATTAACACGACTGCCAACAATGGGTACTCGGTTGGTGCGGTCGTATCGGAATGGTCAGGCGTTGCAGGCTCGGAAGGGTTCTCAACCCTCAATGCGTTAATCACAAACCCTCATGGATACAGCGCGTATCCCACGTTGGTTGCGACGCTCCCCGGTGATGCGCTTGTCACTAGCCAAGTGTCGAACGGTGATACGGCGGCGGCGTTTACGCAGGGCTTGGGCATCACAAGTGTCTTTTCCTCATCCGGTACGTCGGTTGAGTACGTTTCCGTTACCAATGCTCGGCAGGTCAACGGCACGTTCCTGTTCTCGCCTGTCAACGATCCGAGCGGCGGCACGACGTTTGCGGGTATCGCGTTACTGCTCAAGTCCACCAACACGGCGGTAGCGTCTGTTGCGGGGCATAACGTCGAGTTCTCGCCGCGCGAGTTCCCGTTACAAGCCTACGATGCTTGGAACGGCTTCCCACGCCCCCCGGCTACCTATAACGGGTTGATGTTCAATCGTACGGCGGCAGCGGCCCCCGCTACGGTACCGATACTGCTTCAGGGTAAGGATTTTCAGAATCCTATTGTACGCCCGCCTCCGGTTTACGTGCCGCCCGACGTACTTACGGTACGCAAGATCTCGGCTCCGTTTAACCAGACCGACTGGCAAAACCCTGTCGTATCCAGAGCCTCGGCGGTAGTCCATGCGTTTGCAGGGTCTGTACTGACTCTACTGGCCGTAACGGCGACGCCCGTACCGTTTACGCTCAGAGCAAAAGACCTACCCAATCCGATTACTCGTATTGCGGCGCAGCAGGACGTTGGGTCTAACAACACGATCCGGCAAGTCGCGCCGCCTGTCCCGTTCAAACCGGTAGACCTGCCGAACCCGATCACTCGGGTTTCACCTCTCCCCGTACCGCCCGACTTCTTAACCATCCAGAAGATCGCAGCGCCGTTCGGGCAAACCGATTGGGCTAATCCAGTCACGCGCACCGCCGCGCAACAGGATCCGGGAGCGAACTACACGCTCCAACAAAAGGCTCCTGTACTTGCGCCGCCGTTCAAGCCCGTTGACCTGCCTAACCCGATCACGCGGCTCTCACCCCTGCCAGATTCGCCCGATTTCATGCGGTATCTGGCGGTACCGGGGCCGTTTAAGCAATCGGATTGGCTCAACCCGATCACAAGGATCTACCCGCAGCCTGACGTTCTGCCTAATACAACTATTAGGCAAGTTGCTCCAGTCCTAGCCCCGTTCGTACCGGCGGATCTTCCAAACCCGCTTACACGAATTGCGGCGCAACCTATCCCGCCGGACTTCCTGACGATTCGGTCGATCTCGGCTCCGTTTAACCAGACGGACTTCCCGAATCCGGTTACGAGACTTTCGGCGCAGCCTGTGCCGCCGGACTTCCTGACGATTCGGTCGATCTCGGCTCCGTTTAACCAGACGGACTTCCCGAATCCGGTTACACGAATTGCGGCGCAGCCGGTACCCCCAGACTTCTTAACTCTGCAAATTTTGAGTCCGCCAACGCGGATGACGGATTGGCCGAACCCGACTACGCGGGTGCCGCCACAGCATGAGGTCGGGGCGAATTACACCCTGCGGCAAATAGCACCGGCAGCGCCGACACCGTTCAAACCGGCGGATTTGCTGAATCCGTTTGTTCGTGTTGCAGCACAGCAGGACGTTGGGGCGAACTACACTCTCCGACAGGTCATAGCCCCGACTCCGTTCAATCAGACCGACTGGCCCAACCCGCAGTTCCGGGCACCGCGCGGCATCACGTTCGATCCCGCGTATCTGCAACCGCCCCCGTTGGTCATCGTACTTGTCACAGGCGTATCAGGTTTTGGTACAATCGGGCAAGTTTCGATCCAGATCACGCAACTCTGGAATCCGGTCAATGACTCTCAGACTCCCAACTGGGGTGTACTGCCGGATACACAGACGCCGAACTGGATCCCGGTCGTTGACGCACAGACCCCCGGATGGACTGTCGTTAGCGATCCGCAGACGCCAAACTGGACTTCAGTTAGCGTCGCGCCGACAACTGCTTGGACAACGATCAGCGACGCGCAGACTCCGAACTGGGTAGCCGTCAATGATACGCAAACGTCGAATTGGGTTGCAGTTACAAATTCGCAGACTCCCAACTGGGCTGCTGTCGGGGATACGCAAACGCCAAATTGGTCAGCGGTCAACAGCACAGCACCTCAGTATCTGCTACTTGAGAACGGCAACCGGATTCAATTAGAGAACAGCTCTGGTGATATAACGCTAGAGGGTTCTCAGTGGACTTCGGTTAACGACGGGCAGACTCCAAACTGGAAGTGATCAATGGCTAGTACCTACTCCCCCAATCTTCAAATCACCCTGATGGGTACTGGCGATCAGTCAGGAACATGGGGTGCCACGACCAATACCAATCTGGGTACCGTGATCGAACAAGCCATCACGGGTGGCGGTTCGTTTGCGTGTTCGGGCGGTACGGATACGATCCCTGCCATCAGTCCGGGCGTATCGTCCACGGCGCGGAACATCTATCTCACGTTGACGGGTACAGGCGGCGGCACAGTGAACTGCCCTGCGGTCAGCAAGTTGTACTTCGTCTACAACAGCACCGCATCTGCCATTACGTTCAAGACAGCTTCGGGAACAGGTATCAGCGTTCCGACGGGCGCGACCTACGCGCTGTACTGTAACGGTACCAACGTTGTTAACGCGATCTCAGCGAACTCCGTTGCCGCTGTATCTTCTGCGGCCCCTAGCGCGACGATTGGCCTTACGACGGTCACGGGTTCCGCGATCACGTTCATGACTTCAGACTCGGCTCCGGCCTTGAGTCAGGCGATCACGCCAACATGGACTGGCGCTCACATCTGGAGCGCAGCGGTCACGTTCAACAGCACGGCGTCCTTTACGGGCGCAGTGACGTTCAGCAGCACAACGACTCCGACGATCAACGACGGCGCAGGTAACCAAGTCGCTGTGGGCTTCCGGGGTATGCCCCAAACCACGGGCGCGGGTACGCAGTATCAAGCGGCGTTATCGGATCGCAGTAAGTACGTGCTGAACACGGCGGGTGGTCTACTGATCGTTGCGGCTCCGTACCTAACGGGGTCTAGCGGTAGTACGGGTACGTGGGCTACGGACAGTGTGATCAGCTTCTACAACAATTCGGCGTCGGCGCAGACTATTACGGCGGGTACGGGCGTAACGCTACAACTTGCCAATACGGCTACGACGGGTAACCGGACGGTGGCTGCACACGGCTTCTGCACGTTGGTCTGCGTCGTTGGCGGCTCTAATCCGACATTCATTTGCATGGGACCGGGGGTTTCGTAATGGGCGCTATTCTCAATGTGATCGCTTCTAGCGGTGGTGGCGGTTTTACGCCGCAAACTGTTCCTATTACAACGACAGGCTCGTTCACTCAAGCGATCCCCACTGGCGCGACCAATATGGTCATTGAAGTCTGGGCCGGTGGCGGTGGCGGTGGCGGTTACGATACGAATGGTACGAATCCCGGCGGCGGTGGCGGTGCGGGTGCGTATGCCATTACTGCAACCGCTTACAACGTCAGCACGGCGTCGGGGCAGACAATTGTCGGTTCGGTTGGTGCGGGTGGTTTGGGTGGCGCGTCAAATCTTAGCGGCGGTAATAACGGCTCAATCGGAACGTCGTCGCTCATCAATACATCGGGAACTTACGCAAGCATCAATGCGATTACTGTTAACCCCGGAAATTTTGGTAACAAGGGATCGGTAGGAACAGGTGGTACCGGTGGTACAACAACAACCGCAACCAACTGGACATCGACGGCAGGTGGTAATGGACAGCCGGGAACAACAACAGGAGCGGGTGGTATTCCTGTTACCGGTGTACATGGAGGCCCTTATGGCGGAGGCGGCGCGGGTGGCACGGGTACAGGTACTGCGCCGTCCGGATCTAACGGCGCTGTGGTGTTTTACTTCTACTAAGGAGTTCGCATGGGACTTTTTAAGTACATTCAGAATGCCCCTAAGTTCTTCGAACTCTTCAAAGAGGGCAAAGAAGTTGCAGATCCTGCGACTTGGAAAAATAGGACGATTGCAACCAACGCAATCCTTGCGCTCCTTGGCACGGCCCTTGGTCTTGCCAAGGTTTTTGGTTTCAACGTGAGTTTAGACAGTGACACCACACAGAATCTGGCTGCGGGGGTTGTTGCTATCGTCACTGCTGCTAACGCAGTCATGCACACAATTACGTCAGCAAGGGTTGGCGTGTCATCCAACAGCGGGGGTAGTACCGCCGAAGGACAGTCAGACAACGTTAGTAAGCCTCCAGAAGGCTGAGTTCGATATTGGTTTTTCGTGCAAATTAACAGAGGACTGAACAATGAGTTTTTTCAATACGCTTGAGCAAGACGTTGCGGCTTTGGGTAAGTGGTTCAACGGCAATCCGGTTGGCGTGGCTATCGAAGCCGACTTCCGTGCGGCGATTGCTGAACTGCAAAGCATCGCGGTCGCTGATCTTGAGAACGCGGTCAAGGTGATCGGTTTGGCTGCGCTTGGCGGTCTCGCCACGGGTGGCACGGCGGGCGCTATCGCTGCGGGCATAGCCTCGGCTCAGACTGAGTTCAAGACCGTCGGTGTGGACATCTCGACCAAGACGATCAACACGCTCGTCAGCACGGTTGTGAATCAGGTCTCGGCCCAGACCACTCCGGCTCCGGTGGTGGCTCCGTAATGATGCACCGTATGAATGTCAGTCCAAACTGCGCGGCAATCACCAAGCAGTTTGAGGGGTGTAGGCTGGAGGCATATTTATGCCCCGCTGAAAAGTGGACGATTGGCTATGGTCATACGGGGCCAGATGTTTATGCGGGACTGAAGATAGATCAGGCTCGTGCTGATCAATTATTGATGCTGGACCTGCTGACCGCACAGAGTACCGTCAACAATTTGGTTGAACCTCAGATCAGTCAAAATCAATTCGATGCTCTGTGCGATTTTGTTTTCAATTGCGGATCGGGCAACTTCAAGACTTCGACTCTACTGAAATTGATTAATCAGCAGAAGTTTGATGAAGCAGTGTTGGAGTTCGCCAAATGGAATAAGGGTGGCGGTAAGGTGCTTCCGGGCCTGACCAAACGCCGCGCTGCTGAAGCCGCGTTGTTTTCTAAGGTGTAACGATGCCACTCGTCAAACTGCCGTTCACGCCCGGGGTCAACAAAGAAGTCACGTCGTATTCTGCGACGGGGATGTTCTTCAATGCTGACAAGATCCGGTTCCGTTCGGGGTTTGTCGAGAAGATGGGCGGCTGGAAGAACGCGTACCCCGGTGCTACGTTCAATGGCGTTGCCCGTACGCTGCTGACGTGGGTGACCTATGATGGTTACACGCTGACGGCGATTGGCACCAACCAGAAATACTACGTGCAGTATGGCGCGGTCTACAACGACATCACGCCCCTGCGTACCGGTACCCCGGCGTTGGCTAGCAATCCGTTCACGACGAACGGTACCAATAGCCTGATCACGGTCAACGCGCCGGGGCATGGCGCGAGTCCCGGGTCGTACGTTACGTTCTCGGGCGCGACGGCGGTGGGCGGGTATACCGTCACTGGGCAGTACGAGATCATCTCGACGCCGGACGGCAATACGTTCACGATCAACGCGTATCCCACCGTGCCCACGGCGGCGACGGGTGGCGGTACTCCCACTGCGGTGTACGACATCAATGCCGGAGGCAGCACCGTCACGGCGTCCACAGGTTGGGGCGCGGGCGGTTGGAGTTTGGGCGGATGGGGATTAGGCACTAGCGCGACGGTCAACATCCCCTTGCAGTTGTGGTCGCAGTGCAATTTCAATCAAGATCTGGTTTTCTCGCCGACGTCGGGGCAGATCTATTACTGGCCTTGGGCGACGGGCGGCGGCTCGCTCACCACACCTGCCGTGACTCTGGGAGCTTATGCGGCGACTCAGGTCAAAGGGACGGCTAACGTCACGGCAGTAACCACTGCCGGTACGTCCATCACGGTGGACAATTCGTTCTACATCACCTCGGGCGCGACGGTTACCGTCATCACGAACACGAGCGGTACTGCGAGCGTCCCTGCGGGAACCTACGTCACGACCGCGTACACAAACGGGTTTGTTGTCACGCTAAGCAACAACGTGACGGTCGGCGTCGGTGATGTTCTGGGTTTCAGTTACGCGGGGTACTCGGTACCCAATCAGACCAATAAGATTTTCGGTTCCAGTACGCTTCAGTTCACCATCGCGTTGGGCGCGAACCCGTATGACCCGACGAACTTCAACACCGCGTTTAACCCCATGTTGGTGCGGTGGTCGGATCAATCCAATGCGTACGAATGGGTGCCGCAGACGCAGAACCAGTCGGGTGAGACGCCGTTGTCGAACGGATCGTACCTGATCACAGCGGTTAACAACCGTCAGGAAATTCTGGTCTGGTCGAACACGACCTTGTACTCCATGCAGTACGTTGGTCCGCCGCTGATCTTTTCGTTCACGATCCTCCAAGACAACGTGTCGATCATCTCGCCCAACGCGGCGGTGACCATCAACAACATCACGTACTGGATGGGTCTGGATCGGTTCTATATCTACACCGGTAGCGTTCAAACCCTGCCGTGTAGCCTCAAGCGCTACGTTTATAGCAATCTCAACTACAACCAACTCAACCAGATTGTCTGCGGCTTCAATGAAGGCTTCAACGAAATCTGGTGGCACTACCCGTCCAAGAACAGCACGGTCAATGACTCGTACGTCATCTTTAACTACTTGGACAACTGTTGGTACGACGGTACGATGAACCGTACGGCGTGGCTCGACTCGCAGTATCAGCAGTACCCACAAGCGGTATTCAGCCTACAGCAGTCTTATTTGAGTCAGGCGTTGACTACGTCGAGCACCTCCATACAGGTGCTCAATGCGTTTGCGTATCCCACATCGGGAACGATCACTATCGATAGCGAACTGATTGCTTACACGAGCAACTCGAACAACACGCTGTTGGGTCTCACGCGCGGGCTTAACGGAACGACGGTAGCCGCGCACAGCATCTACGCGCCTGTGGTCTATGGCATTCCGAATCAGATCGTGTTCCACGAGAACGGTCTGGATGACGGCACTCCGGCGACGGCGCTGCCGATTTATTCGTACATCGAATCTGCGGACATTACCCCGGGCGGGGACGGCGACAAGTTCGTCTACATGTGGCGCATCGTGCCGGACGTAACGTTCACGAACTCGACGGCATCCAGTCCTGTCTTGTACATGACTGTCGAGCCTCGGCAGAACTCAGGCTCTGCCTATACGGCGTCTGTCGGCGGCAACGCCACGGACGTGATGAGTGTCGTGAACACTGCGCTCCCCACGGCCCCCACATACACTTATCCTGTGGAGCAATACACGGGTCAGGTCTATACCCGAGTTCGTGGGCGTCAGTTTGCGTTCAAAGCCTATTCACAGGATATGGGCGTCATGTGGCAGATGGGCGCGAATCGGTTTGACGTTCGTCCGGATGGGAAACGCTAATGTCGTCTATCACGCCTACCAAAGCGCCCAGTATCCCGGTACCGTCTGGGACGGTGGATGCGGCGTACTTTACGATGATCAGTAACGCGCTGCGCTTGTACTTCGGTCAGGTGGACAACGCGACAGGTCAGTTGACGGACGCTGCGAATACGACGTCGGTGCAGCAATGGCTTGATGGGGGATGCTACTGATGTCGAACTTCCAGAACATTGTTCCCAAGCGTTTGGCGCAAGCTGCCATGACCACGGCGTTCGCGTCGATCTACACCGCGCCCGTAAACACGCGGACGTTCGTCAAAGACATGGACATCTGCAACACCAACGCATCAAGCGTCACGGTGTCGGTCTGTCTGGTGCCGTACACGGCAACGAACACGGTGGGTACGCCCGGAGTGAACAACGCGATCCTGTACAACGTGGCAATTCCTGCCAACAGCACGATGCAGTGGACGGGGTCTCAGATCATGAACGGCCCTGCCAACAACACCCAAGCGGGTGACATCATTGCGGTCAAGGCCAGTACGACGGGCGTGACTATCACCGTGTCGGGAGGCGAAGCGACGTGAGTCTGAATCTATACCCTCCGTTTGCGGGTAGCACTGAGTCGAGCCTTGCGGCTCCTTGGTACATGCAGGTCTCGCGTGGCCTCGTGCCGGGATGCTCGGTCGTCAATATCTACGGCTACCAAGGCGCGTTACCCAACAGCACGGGCGCTACGTTTTACCCAGTGTGGGAGAACACTACG